CCCCCCGTAGGGGGGTCGGGTCTGCGGCGTTCCGTTACGCACAAGCGTCGCGTGTTCGTCGCAGGTCGGCATTGCCGGTCTAAATAGAGGTAGCAAGGCATGAAAGCCTTTACTAACACTTTTGGTCCGTCTTATCAAGAGGAGATTGTAAAATCTTCTATTGCGTATACGGATGAGCCTGTCCCTCGGGACTTATCGTTCATGCGCGTTTCCGCGTACAACGATAAATGGCCCTATACCAAGGGTGATCGCTTCTCGCCTAATGGTTACAAGCGAACCATTATCAATCTTGAAGAAGAGAGACCTCTTCTTCAGGTTGTGCCTCCCGGTTCTGTCGCATCATATGGATGGACTCGGGATGCATGGCTATCGGCTTATGAGCCGCTTGCCAATGGCTGGAGGTATGACAACATCGCTCCTGAAGAAGGTAATGCTCGTTCGGCTTCCCGAACGAAAGCTCTTCTGAAGTTAGCGGATGGGAAAGCAACATTTGCCGTCGATTTGGCCGAGGCCAAAGAGTCGGTAGATATGCTTGCTGGTAGTGTCAAGAATGTTGCTCAAGCTTTGCTTGACTTCAAACGTGGCAACTACAAGTCTATCCCTGCTCGTTTCGGGTTAACTCCCGGCGAGTTGTTGTCTGGTAAATTTGCTGCGGATGTGTGGCTTCAGTTCCAATATGGGTGGAAACCCTTGTATAAGCAAATTGCTTCGTACATGGAACTGTCACAGGAGAAGATGGATCGTCCACTCTATCTCCACGGTAAGAGCACTCAAGTGGGTTCTGCTACTCAAACCTTTGAACAAAGTTTTGGGAAGATTGAATCCACTGGGGCGTACAGATCGCGTGTTAAAACGCATTACTGTGCGAAGATATCCGATTCCTTTTTAGCTAACGCTAATCGGTTCGGTGTCCTCAACCCGGCTACCGTTGTGTGGGAGCTTGTACCGTACTCATTTGTTGTTGACTGGTTTGTACCAGTTGGCAACTATTTGGAGGCGTTATCAGCTACTGCCGGCCTCGATTTCGTCTGGGGATATGAGAGTACAACGATGGATGTTTCTATGATCCAACGTTTCACTCCTTATGCTTTTCCTTCTGGACATATTATCCAAGAGGCTAAGCGTAAGATTCTCTATAGGAAGTTCGAGAGAACTCCCCTTGGAGGGTTTCAACTGCCAGAGCTTTATGCTAAGGCTAATCCCTTTTCATCGTCTCACGTCGCTAGCGCCGTGAGTCTCATCCGGCAATTATTTTAATTGCCTAAACCTAAGCTCGCGACAATTCCGTCGTGCGCACATTGCGGGATAAAATCCCCGCGGAGACATATATGCCTCAGCTTGCACCCATCACCCTCACTAAGGGTGACGGAACGGCGGTCGAATTCAAGCCGAAGAATATCTCGGCTGGTGTCGCTCGCCTGAACGCTCCCACCGGCGTGCCGATCGCAGATCCCACGCTCACGATGAGCACCAGTCAGACTGCTGGTGGCCGTACTAAGGTCACCTTCAAGCTGGCAGTGCCTGTCGTGCAGGACAACGTCGTTTCCGGTGTTTCCCGCCCCGCTGTTGTCCGGACCGCTTACGCGGACCTGGTCTTCAGCTTCGACGGTTCGTCGACCGCTTCCGAGCGAGCGAATATTCTTTCGTTCGTCAGTTATATGACGGCGAAGGATATTCAGCCTCTCGTGGGCGGCTTGGTCATCAACAACGAAGGTGTCTACTAATCGTAGACGCTATCGCTACGGCGAGGTAGCTTTTGCTATCTTGCCGTCCCTTCTAGGAGGGGTTATGATCACATCAGGCGGAGAAAGGCTTATCATTGCACTAATGATTTGTGTGGTGATTTGTTTCCTTTCTTTTCTATTCGTTGGACAAAAGTCTAACGAAGCCATAATTGGAGTACCATATGGCCCGGAAAATTGGCAGCGCACAAGCGCTCCCGACAATCCCCGAGGAGCTGACGTCCGAATTTATCACCAAGATTCTCGCCCTTCGATCGTCCGTGAAAACGGATTATCTGAAGGAACAGTTTCTCAGTAAATTCGTATCGTCTGAGACGGATCCTTCCGATGTTCGGAGGAACCGTGCCATTTTCAAATGGCTTTGTAAAGAGCTCGATAACGAAGCTACGAACACACGTCTTTTTAACTTACACGAGGAATATAATATTCTACCTCGTGTGACGTGGTTTCGGTTTCGCGAGTTCTGCACAAATCTCATCAGTGCGACACTAGGAGATACTCCTCCGGTTGACTGCCTTATTGGCAGTTTCTCCGGCGGGGCTTCGACCAGTCGTAGCCGTACTGACAGCCACCCGGCTGGAAAGTACCTCGGAAAAGCACACGTCACCTCACGCGCATTAGGCGTCTTTTCGGATATTTCCGATGAGATGCCTGGATGGCTGGGGTTTGGGGATTACCACCCAGTGGTAGTTCCCGGCAACGTGATGTTTACTGTTCCCAAGAAAACCGATATTGATAGAGTGGCTTGTAAAGAGCCCGATATCAATATGTTTCTCCAGAAGGGTATAGGTAATCACATTCGTGGTTGCCTTCGTCGAGTCGGGATAAATCTTAACGATCAGTCCATAAACTCTTCGTTAGCACGTGTCGGGTCTTTGACCCGCGGACTCGCAACGCTTGATCTTTCGAGCGCCAGCGATTCCGTAACGACTGAGCTTGTTGCTCAGTTATTACCCGTGACCTGGTTCACCCTCCTTGACTCTGTTAGGAGTCATGTCACCATTATTGATGGTGAGGAGCATCGGAACGAGATGTTCTCTTCGATGGGTAACGGCTTTACGTTTGAACTTGAGAGTCTTCTCTTTTGGGTTCTTACGCGTGCCGTCGCCTATTTTAAGGGAGTCTCGGGTGTCATCTCCGTTTATGGTGATGATATCATTGCCCCCGTGGAGATCTTTGATGATCTCACCTGGGTCTTAAACGTGATGGGCTTCGAGGTTAATTCCTCGAAGTCTTACGCTGATGGACCCTTTCGCGAGAGCTGTGGTGGTCATTACCACGATGGTTTTGACATAACTCCTTTCTATCTGAGAGCACCGCTCGCTTCCTTGGCCGACGTGATTCATATCGCGAACAGCCTCCGGAAGTGGGCAGAGATTCCAGGCCTGTCTATTCTCGACCCTGAGGTTGAGGATATATGGTTCTGGTTAAAGTCTTTTGTGCCCTCAGATCTTTGGGGTGGTGGAGATACCTCCTTTAAGTATCAACTCGTTTCTCCGGATGTTCCATCCAAAAGAATTGTAGAAGATACTACGCGGTGCTCAACGCATCTCGGTGGATATTTCCACTGGCTTAATGCCACCTGGGATCGCACGGTCTTGCGTGAAGGTGTATCAACATCTTCTCGCGTTCGGAATACCAATAGGTACCGATTAAAGTCCGTGCGCCGAAAGGCAGCAACCTCGTTGTCCGCTATCTTCCTAAGGGAGTTAGCTGACGCCGAGACGGCTAGAGGATAATCCTCTAAATCCGCGTGAGCGGTGGGTCCAGACCTAACAGTCTGGCTTCGGTTCCATGA